ACGGGTCTTCCTCGAACTGCTTCTTGCCCAGCTTCTTGGTGTGGTGAGCCAGGATCACACCGGCATCTGGGTTGACCGCCTGGCGAATCCGGTCAACGCGCTGCGACAGGAAGAACAGCATCGCGCCGTTGTCGTTCTCGCCACCGGCGTCGCCACCGTCAAACACATTGCGGATGGGATCGATGGCGATGATGTCCGGGGGCTCGCCGCCAAACGCATTCGCAATGGCTGGAATCACCTGCGCGAGGCCAGCATCGTCCAGGACGAGTCGCAGTTGGGGCGTGGCCACGAAGTTAGCGCGGGCATCCAAGAGCCGGCTGGCAGGGATGCGCACTTCTTTGACCCGCTCTCGCAGGTAGTGGTACTGCACCTCGGCCTGCAGGTAAAACACGCGCAGGGGGCGCGGTGGGTGCATGCCGAGAAAGGCAGCGCCGGCAGCCATATGGGCCAGCCATGCCAGCAGAAAGTCGCTCTTGCCAACCTTCGGCGCGCCGCCGAAGACCAGCATCCCTGCCGGCGTGAGCACGCGCGGAGAGATGAGGTCAGGCGGCAGCGGCGAGTCGTCATCGAGCAGCGCACCCAGCGTGAAGGTCGGCAGCATCGGTGACGCCGCTTTGACCACCCGTCGCTCGCCCTGCGCGACGAACTCGCAGCAGTCGAATCCCTCAGCGGCAGCATCGGCAGCGTCCCACTTGTCGGGCTTGTCCGACGGCGGGACCAGGATCGAGACGGAAGCACAGCCCGCTGCAACACAAGCGCGTGCCGCGTTCTCGGCGTAGTCCCAGCCTGGCAAATCGCGATCGGGCCAGATCAGCACGGAGCGCCGAGCCAGCGGACGCCAGTCGGTCTTGTCGATCGGCGCCTTCGCGCCGTTCATGGCGGTGGTCGCCGGGATGCCGCAGGCAATCAGGGCATCGGCACACTTTTCGCCCTCGACCAAGACGACCAGCGAGGACTTGGTGACCGCCGGCAGGTTGTACAGAGGTCGCGGATCAGGCGCCCGCCACATCCGAGCGCGCACGTCCCACGGGCGGTACTCCTTGCCGGTGGGCGGGTCGTAGCGGTAGACGCAGGCGATCAGATCGCCATCTGGTGTCAGGTAGTCCCACTTGGCGGTGTACGGGCCGAGCTCATCGACGGCAACGGTGCGGACGGCGTGACGCGCTACGGACTGAGCAGGTGGGGCGATACCCAGCCACTGACGGAGTTCAGTCGCCAGCCTCGGGAAGTCGTGTCGGGCGGACAGGCCCTGGGATCGTGCCCACAGGTCGATGACATCACCCCCCTCGTCGGTGGCAAAGTCCTTCCATAGACCCCGACGGGAGCCTTCGAGTTCGACAACCAGGCTCTTGCCAGGCGAGCCGTCGGCATCGCCCACATAGAACTTGCCGCCCCGGATGCGGCCTTGGGGGAACAGGTAGTGCAAGACCGCTTCCAGCCGATCCACCAGGCCGGTGCGCAGTGCCTCGGTGTCACTGGTCAGATCCTCGCGCGGTTCGGCGGCATCGTTGAAGTCCAGCCACCCGATGTTGTTACCCATCACGTCGCCCTCCAGCACCGGTCCTGCCAAGAGCAGAACTTGCACTCGACGTGGGTCGGTGTGGTGGCGTGGCGCGGCAGCAGCTCACCGGACTCGGATGCCGAGATCACCCGGACAGCCCGATCCGACATGCGCTGCGCCAATCCACCGTCAAACGGCACCAGCTCGAACCAGATCTCCTGGGAATCTTTGTTGATGGCGGTGAACAGCGCAGGATTGCGAGAGATGCCGGGAACCGTCGCTTCCATGTAGGCCTGGTAGATCGCCATCTGGGCGGCATAGACGGGCTTGGAACGAGCGACACCGTGCTTGACCGTGTCGCGCCAAGACTTGTCGTTCATGGTCTTGCATTCCCACAACGACGGGCACTGGAGCTCGAGATCGTTGGGCGCGGCGTTGATCACGCCATCGACATGGCCCTGGATACGTCCGCCCGCCACCGAAAAGCCGAACTGGCCGCCGCTGGCTTTGCGCGTGTACAGGTCGAACCCGGCCAAGCGCAACCAGCGAATGGCGACGTCTTCCAGGGCATGCCCAACTTCGAAGACACGCAAGATGCGGCCAGGAATCTCACGACCAGGATCAACTGGAGCTCTCAGGTACTCGTACTGGAGCGCCCGTTCACAGGCGACACCCAGCCTCGATGCGCCGAGGTAGGTGCGTGGCGGTTGACCGTTGCGATCGCTGGCCAGAGCGGCATCGATGAGATCGCTGATCTGTTCGTGGACCTTGGGACGGTGATTGAAATCCAGCATCAGAACGGCACCCCCTTCGGAGATGTCTGTCCCTGACGTGCCAGACGTTCCTCCAGGAAGGCACGGTCCTTTGCAGCCATGCGCTCGTGCTCCTCGATCATCTGGTCCTGGTATGCCGTGACCACGACATCGATCAGGGTCAGCACCTCGTCGCGGGTGTAGTCCGCCAGCGGGCGCCGCATGCCGATCGATCCCACGTACTCACCCAGCGGCGAAAGGCACGCGCGCATCGCGGCCAGCTCCATGTCACTTGGATCGATCATGCGAGCCTCCGTCTTGGTCATCAGCAGGCAGAACGAGTCCTGGCAGCGGCGTGAACAGAAGACCCAGTCGTCCGAGTAGCGCTTCGGGTCGCTCGGCTTGAGCCGAGGGTTGAACCAGCCATACCCCTTGGCCTTTCGGTAGCAGATCGCGCATTTCAAGCAGCCTCCCGATGGCTGTCGTTGGCCGCGACAACGAGCCGCTGAATCGACGACTTGTTGAACTGGAAGGCCAACAGGGCCGATGCCTGGTAGCGGGTCATGCCAAAGTCCGCCCGCATCTGCTCGGGGATGTAGCGCAGCTGTTTGTCCGTGGGCGGCTCGTTGAGCCAGCGCCGGGTCTTGTAGGCGGAGTCGGCGGACTCGTGGTCGTTGAGCCAGTCGTCAGCCTTGGCCATGCAGACCGTGCGCTCGCCAACGGCCAGCAGGTGCGGCCGCAGATCTTTCCCGCCACCGACTGCGTGCCAGCGGCCATTGAGAAAGAAGATGCCGCCCCAAGCACTGAAGCCGGTCGCCATCAGCGCGTCGTCATGCCCGAACAGGTCGCACCAGCGGAAGTTGGAGCGCTTGAGCAGATCGATCTCGCTCATGACGAAGTCCGCCAGCACGCCCAATTCCTGCGGCTCCCGCTCCCACACATGCCCACACAGCGGGCACTCCATGCAGGCCAGCGGAACGATGGCGCCGCAGTCTGGGCAGTCCTTGGTTGGCGCCTCACCTTCGCCCAGATGCCCGTCGAGGTTGATTTCCTGCTCGATCGACCCATGCATCAAGCTGGCTGTGCCGAAGTCCAGCACGATGCACTCGGTCTTGATCAGGCCAGGAAACTCCTCAGGGTCGACAGTCCGCAAGCCACGACCGACCATCTGGATGAAGGTGGACTTGTAGGAGCTGGGCCGCAGCAGGACGACGCAGCTGGTGGGCGTGTAGTCGTAGCCCTCGGTGAGCACCGCCACGTTGACCACAATCTGGGCAAGCCCGGTCTCGTAGTCCGCCAGCCGCGCTTTGCGATCCGCATCGGACAGCTCTCCATGGACGAGCACGGCGTGCACGCCCGCGTCGACAAACGCATCGTAGACGTTTTGCGCATGGGCGACCGTCGAACAGAAGACGATGGTCTTGCGCGACGACGCGTTCGCCTTCCAGTGCTTGATCACCGCTTCCGTGATCAGCCGCTTGTCGAGAATGGATGCGACCTCGTCCATGTCGAAGTCCATCGCGGTTCGACGGACGTGGCGAAGTGCGTCCTGCACGCCGACGTCGATCACGAAGGTTCGCGGCGAAACAAGGTGCCCGGCCGCGATCATCTCGCCCAGCGTGATCTGGTCAGCGACGTTGGAAAAGACCTCGCGCAGGCCCTTGCCGTCACCGCGATTCGGCGTAGCAGTCAGACCGCAGATGCCAGCTCGAGGATTGCGGGCCAGCACCGAGTCAATGACTGCCCTGTAGGTCGGCGACGACGCATGGTGCGCCTCGTCGATCACGAGCAGATCCAAGGTGGGCATCTGGTCAAGATGGGCCTGACGCGACAGGGTCTGCACCATCGCGAAGGTCGCCTGACCGCGCCACGACTTCTCGTTGGCATCAAACACGGACGTGCTCATGCCAGGATTCACCCGCGCAAACTTGTCCCGGTTCTGGCCGGTCAGCTCAGTGCGGTGCGCAAGGATGCAGGCTTTCGCATCGGGATCGACCAACACCCTGCCGGTGACAGCCGACAGCATGATGGTCTTGCCCGATCCTGTCGGCGCAACAGCCAGTGTGTTCCCATGCTCGTCGAGCGCCGCAAGGGTGCGCTCGACAAGGAGGGATTGACGGGGACGGAGCATCATGACTGTGGCCCTCCGTCACTGCGCCCAGCTAGGACGACCCGGAGTGGGTGCCCGTCCGGTTGCCTGCGCATAGGCGTTGGGTGTGCTGGGCGCACTGGCAGCGGGTGCCGGCTGACGCGTGCCGCCCATCAACGCGGCGTAGTCCTTGTTGTCTGGCGTGATGGCCGCCTTGATGACGCTCTTGTCCTGGCCGTTCTGATCCTTTTCCCAATCGACCTTGCCCAGGAACTCGATGCCATCGAGATCAGCGAATCCGCTGATGCGGCGCGCGTTCTGCGCGGCAGGACTGTTGTCGCCGGGATGAACCCCACGCGCGGAGTTGAGGATCGCCTTGACGAAGGTACGGCCCATGTTGGCCCACTCGGGACCCTTGGGGCTGTGCAGACCAATCAGCGACCACATCTTGCGGCGGGCGAACTCACCGTCCATCACGACAAACTCGCAGTTCAGGTAGACCGAACCTGTGTTGTCGTTGCGGGTGGCGTAACCGCCAGTCCATCCTTGGGATGCGTCATCGAAGCCACCCGGGCGGATGGTCATGCGAACGCGAACCAAGGTGCCCTTGGGGATCAGGTCGAAGGACGTCTGTTCGGAAGCGGAATTGAAATCGAAGTAGGTCATGATCAGGACTCCTGAGTCGAAGTGGATTCGGGGGCGGAAACGGGGTTGGGGTGAGCGAAGTCGAGTCGCTCAATGGCGGGCTTGGCCGGGCCGGCGATCTTTTCCATGAGGCGGCCCAGGTGCGGCTCCTCGATGGCATCAAGGCGACCGGAACGGTCCTTGGCCGGGAAATTCCATTGGTTCAGCGTGTGGCAGACGAACGCCCGATAGCCGTTGCCGTCGTCGGCCTTGAGTTCAGCAAGGGTCACGACCTCGTCGACGATCCCGGGCAGTTCG